GGTACCAGACCACCACGGCTGACCGCTATGATCCCTTTCCACTGGCTGACAGGCAGTTGACGACGGGCCAGACGGCGCGCTTCACGTTGCAGGTTATCCCACGACACGTAGAATTTTTTAGGCATAGTAAATAACTCAATAGCTTACAGTTAAAACAAAGGGTTAGTGCGCAACGCTGCGCGGTAAAGTGCAATGCTTACGGAACTCTGCCGCCATTTCGCCGCCATTTTTTACCTATGAAAATGGGTTAGTCAGGGGGTTAAGTCTGACTGCGTCATCGAGGTGTTCGGGGGCAAAATGGGCGTATCTCATGGTCATCGTAATGGAGCTGTGACCGAGGATGCGCTGTAGGACGAGGATGTTACCACCATTCATCATGAAATGGCTGGCAAACGTATGCCTAAGCACATGAGAAAGTTGACCTTCCGGTAAATTAACCCCTGACTTTTGAGCTGCGTATTCAAATGCGTCATAGCATGGAGGAAACAATCGCCCGTCATAGACTCCTTGCTTGGGGATCAGGTCGTAAAGTTCAGGTGAAATGGGGACAGACCGATTCCGCTTGCTCTTGGTCTTTGTGAACGTCAGCCGATATTTGCTGACTTGGGCACTGGTTAACCCCTGTACCTCTGACCATCGCGCACCGGTCACCAAACAGAGCTTGACCACAGTAGTCAGCGCAGGAATCCGCGAATTGGCACAACTGGCCAACAGCATAGATATCTGCGTTGATGTCAGGTATGACATTTCCGGTTCATGGGTTTTAACTTGGCGCAACCCAGAAAGTGGGTTGGGGTTGACCCACTGCTCCAGCCTTATCAACTCACTAAATACAGCATTCAGAAGGCGCTGTTCATCATTGACTGTGCGAGGCCCTGCAGCCCGATCCCGGCATCGTCCTGGGAAGATGATTGCTCCAGAGAGCCGCCCCTCCCGGTAGGTCGCGAAATGACCTTTGTTGAAGTCCACCGCATAGGGGTCACCCATCACCTCGGCCATCAAGGTGAGCTTGCGTTTCACCTGGTCACCGGCAACCAGTGTCTGCCCATGCAGGCGGTACCACTGTTCGATGACATCGGATAGGCGCCGCTTATCTTCGGTTACCTTGTTGGCAGTGAGCCAGGGGTTGCTGTTGCTCTCTTCAAGCAACCACTTCTCCCAGACCTGCGCCTCGCCCTTGGTGGCGAAACGCTTGCGTTTGCGGGGGCCTTCACGGCCTTGGGGATATACTTCGGCAAGCCAGAGGCGCGGCTTGCCGTCGTCGAGTTTGCGGACTGTCATGGTCTAGCCTGTTATCTCTTGCTCTTGGCAACAGAGACCCAATCTTTTACCGGGATAACTTCACCAGAGCTGAGTAGCGTGACATCAAGAATGATCGATTCTGTTTTGAACGTTCTCAGCGCCTTCCGCTCGTGGCACCAGCCTTTTATGTGCGTATTGGTAACCTGACTGACGCTAACTTCACGCTGAGAGAAATCCCCCTTGCTGTCGATGTAGGAAAATGCGATTTCCATCAGGTCAGCACGTGAGTAATTGCTAAGGTCTGAATTTGAGTGGTTGTTGCCTTTTTTGGAAAAAACAGAACCGGATGGATTACTTGGCCTATTTGAATTGATAGTTTTATTGTTTTTGGCACTCTCTTTTTTGTTTGCGAAATAGCCAATTACAAAAAGAGCAACAAAAACCCAAAACAAGATTTCCATTTCAACTCCAAAATTATTTTGAGTAAGGGCGCATAAAGCGCCCGTTATCACTACTGCATGAAGCAATCATCGCTCATGGGGGTCTTGGCGATATCTCCACGACCAGTACAAATGAGCACTACCGTCATGCCTTTTTTAAGGCGTGCCAGCTGATCTGTATCGTCTTTATCAAATTGGAATTGAGGCTCTTGGAACATGTTTGTTCCCTTTAATGTGATATAGGGGGCGCCCATGATATCCGTGCTGATCTCTGTCACTGTGCCCTTAACCTTGAACTGCTTCCCCTTGAATTGCTGATCAGCAGCAACTGTATTTTCATCATAAGCAGCAGACAGCGCTTGCGATGTAATGACTGGCAGCGCATCTATGGCTTGCTGGCGAGCAACTGCATCATCCTGTTGGGTCTGCTGTGATGGTTGGGAAGTGCTAGTTGATTGCTCATTAGATGATGGGATTTCAGTTTCACCAGCAAAAGCAATAACTACACAAAGCACTAACCAGCCAAAGGAAATAACTCTGGATTTTTTGCTATACCCATTACGCAAAGTGAACCAAGCAAAGAGTAATGGGAAAAATACAATTCCAACTAACAGCAGAAATCCGACTTTTCTTGAAGGCACATCATTGGTAACCGAGTTGTGCACAGGGTTGGATATCGTGTTTGGCCTACCACAGTTAGGGCAAGTGGGAGCTGCATCAGACATTTCCTTGTTGCAATCTGGACATTGAATAAGCGGCATTACCTTCTCCTTTCGTTGGTTTAAAACTTCTTCCCTGCCCACGCCACGCGGCCGACGATATGCACGTCGGGGCGTTGATCCTTGGTGACCACCTGGGTTTCATAGCCTGGATTGTCGGAAATGATCTTGAACCCGCCGAACGGGTCAAATTGCAACCTCTTCACCAGCAGGCTGTCGCCGATGCGCAGCACATAGAGTCCATCGCGCAAGGCATCGCCGTTGCACAGGTTCACCAGGATGATGTCGTTGTTGCTGATGGTGGGCTCCATGCTGTCGCCCTTGGCGCGGATCACCGCCAGCCGTTCCGGTGCCAGCCCCTCTTTCTTGAGCCAGTCAGTGCGAAACGCCATGGGGTCGGTTTTCAGCTCATCGGATACGGTTGCTCCGAATCCAGCAGAAGCGAACACCTGGTAGCAATCGACCAAGGTGTAGTCCTGCATTTTGCTGTTGTAGGTGGCGATGGACTCTTCTGCCACAGCAGTGTCATCAACATGCCCCGCTCTCACATAGGCAGGGACTTCAGGGAGGAGTGTTACTTGCTCGGGCTGCTCGCCCAAGCCGAGGCAGAGCCACAGGAACAAACGCGGCTCATGGCCACAGATTTGAGATACCAATCCAACAGAAGGCATCGTTTCGCCAGTCACATATTTGCGTAGTACAGCATCACTGACACCAACCCTACGACCAAACGACTTATAGCTCTCCCTGCCAACCAAAGCTTCCATTCGCTTTGCAAAGCCCTTCATGTCAAATGCAGTGCCGTTGAAAATCTCCATTTTATGAAAGCCTCAGGTTTTTTCGAGATCTACAGGTTGCGCGATGTCGCGCAAGAGTATATCTTTACCCACAAGTCCCGTTGAAACCCCAAGCTTGCGACGCGAAGATTTCAACGTATTGAAAGGTAAAAAGTAAACGCATAGGGGCGCAGTATGACGCAACGTAACACCGAAAAACAGCCTTTAGGGGCGCAAGCTGCACCGATAGGTGACGCCGTTCAACCGCAAGTTGACCCGCTGGCAGAAGTGCTGCGCCAGCTGGAAACCATCAAACAAGGCCTGGCGCTCTCTATGCTGCCGGCCATCCCGCTCGATGCCTTCCTGACCATGCTGCGTGACGAACTCAAGTTCGATCTGCCCCTGCGCACCGCGCAAGACATGATCAGCGATGGCCGCTTGCCCATCGTTCCCAAGCTGCGCCCTGGTGATAAGCCGTGGGTCAACCTGCAGCGCTGGCGCGAAATGACCAAGGAGCCGTCGAACTACTTCAAGTTTGTTCATGAGAACTCCAATCATCGCGTGGCCAAAGCCGCCACCAAAAAGTCAGCGCAACGCGCTGCTGCCTGACCTAAAGGTAGCGATTGAGCACAGGGGGATAAAGTGTCAAACCAACGCACTCACTCACACAGCCATTTTGCCGGGGCCTGCGACCTGTTCAAACAGGCGCACAACATCAGCCAGCTGGCAGACGCCATCGGCATGACCAGCCATGTGCTTCACAACAAATTCAATCCGGCGTGTGAGCGGCACAACCTGACCGCCCAAGACTTGATCGCCCTCTACCACGCCACCGGTGACGACACCCTGTTTGATGGCCTGCTGTTTGACTGCGGCCTGACTGCCGTTCGCCTGCCGGCCGCTGCTTCCGCCACACCAGAGGCCCGCGCCCTGCAGGCGCTCAACGCCAGCGCGCAGATCATGGGCGTCACTGCCCAGGCGACCACCATCCTTGCCGGTGACCGCGTCACCAAATCCCACAGAAACACCGTCGTCACCGGCATCTGGGCTGGCATCGAGCACCTGGTGCTGATCGCCACCGAAGTCGAAGACCGCTTTCACGCCGTCCCTGGTCTTGCGTGTGCTGCCGACATGGCCCGCGCAGCCCTCGGCGCATAGGAGACCAGACCATGAGATTTCCGTGCCCACATTGTGGTTCACGAAGTGCGATTCGCAGCACCAACCGCATGAGCCCCCTCACCGGGATCCTGCGCTGCCGCTGCAACAACGACGATTGCGGGTTTGTGTTTCAGGTCGGCGTCGAGGTGACCGGGTATTACGTCGCCAGCGCCACCCCCAACCACGCCATCAACCTGCCAAAGCTCAATGGCGTCGGCCGCCACTGGGAACCGGGGGTGAACTTCAAGGATGTAGCCCCGTTCCGCTCAACCATCCGCCCCTTCAAAGCGGTAGAGGAAGAGCGCAACAAGACAAAGGAGGAAGCATGAAACTTCGCGCCGAGCAGCCGGGGCTGATCCCGCTGCCTCACCTGCTGTTTAACCGCGCCGTCGTGGTGTGTGAACCGGCCGAGCCGGTGATGCGCATCACCACCCGCTTTGACGGCAG